AACACCACGTACGATTGCAGAATGTTGTGTGCAGCTCCGGAACCCAACGGACCGGATTGAAACACCGGAATATCAACCGGAACATTGAATGATGCAATGTCCAGTGTGTGCACGTGAGTGGAATCCTCGTTCGCTGTATAACCACCTACATGATGCAAGTGATCTCCGGCGAGATCCATTTGTGATGCATATGTAACTGGAAGACCAGAACCCGGAGAGTTTGCCAAACCAAATGGAGCAGGAAATCCAGCAGCAGCAATCATCACCGCATTTCCATTTGGAGTCGGAGTTTGACTGAATCCGTGAATATGTCCACCATTGCTGTTGGTGTACAAATCAACCGGGTGCATGTGTGTTCCACCAGTTGTGTTTGTCGGTGGTGGGTTAACTGCCACATTTATCGACGGTGGATCAACTGAAACAGTTGATGCCGGAAGCTCTGCCTTGGAGAGAATATGCGCTTTCTCTCCACCAACTTCAATGATTTGATCGAACTCTGGTTGCGCTGGGTCATAACAAACCGCCACTCGACCTCTTGTGTCTGGCATGATGATGCTTGTTCCGTTTGCGTGTTTCATCGATGCGGGAATCTTTGCCCAGAAATCGGGATATAACGTGTTTCCATTTGGAACCGTTTGTCCAACCATGGTAAGAAATTTTGGGCTTGGTGCAACAATTCCCAAATAATCGAGAACCGTGCAAATGGGAAGATTGTCTTTCATCCATGCATCAAGTTCAGCATTGGAAACTCCTGGAGTACCAGTCGGGCCACGAACGTTTCCAGCATCGATAACTCCGCCGTCATGCCGTATCAAATGAAGATTGTCACCAACGACGTCGCCATCAACTACAGCAGAATCTTCAATTGCCTTCATTCTTTCCGCCGTATACGCGGTCACTGTTGCCATGAGTTCTCCTTAACGAGTCGTGTCGCTGATCAAATATGTGACCGGATCGACAACCTTGATGTTTGCCTGCTGAATTTGAAACAGTGTTGGATCCAACATCGTGATGAGATTGTCTGGACCTTCTGCTGTCCATGTACCATCGAGATTGTCGATGATTCGAATGAGCACCCAATTGTCGATAAGCCCAACAAGCCAATCGATTGGTGGAAGACGCGGATCGTTTACTTCGTTTCCGTAAAGGACATCTTCAATGACATCCAAAACTTCTTGGGACGTCTCTCTTGTGTCAAATATGAGATGCGAAGTCGGTTGATATCCAGGAATCGCTTGTGGAATCGACGTAATGCTCCATTCAAACTCAATTGCCGTGCTATCGGAATGAAGTGATTGGAAATTCTTTTGAGATGGAACGGCCGTCAAATTGTACACAACATGAATCTTGTATCCAAGGTCAAGTTCTTCGATGTCGTTTCCAACTTTTGTTCTGTAAGACAGACCAAATCTCATCGACGGTTGATGCGTCACGAAGAGACCGTTTGCAACGTACATGATTCCTTCGAATTCTTGAAACTCGTCAGGATATGTGTACGCCTTGAGCGTTGCTGAATACTCGCCAAGAGCTTGCGCATCCGCATACTTGATTCCGTCGAAGTAGATTGGTGTTGGATCACGACCAACGATCTTTTCATTCACTGAAATGATCCCATTCCAGCCAACACCACTGTCATCAGACATGTAAAGAACACCTCGATCTACGCCAGCTTCGAAGTATCTTTGACCGATGAGATCCCATTCAATCCTTGCCATCTCGCCTCCCTTCTACCCCGTCGTTCCGAGTTTTGCTTTTCTCGCAGCATTCAACTCTCGATTTCTAGTCGCAATTTCGTTTCTGGACATCTTCTTGGGCTTTGACTGTTTGATGTTGCAGATTCGAATCAGAGAAAAGAGTCGATTCAAGTGCCACTTTTCGGCCTCCCATGGAATGTTGAACCCTACCATCCAGTAGTAGATCAACTCCGAAGTGATGGTTTCAGATCTTCCAGGAGGTTTTGGCATGTCTCCAAACGTAGTTGCGGATTGTTTGGAATCGATGTATGCGTTTATCTCTGCAATGTTCTCTGATGACAGCCTGTAAAGAACATCATCTGGAAAACTTGGCGTGAGAATCATGGCTTTGACGTAACCATAGACTTCTTCGGTCGTCTTGTCTCCAGCAGAGAGAAACGGCTTTTGGAACTTTGCCTCCCATTTTGACAGGGAGATCAAAGAATGCTCTAGGTCTAAGACCACATCATCAAAGTTGATGAAGCTGCTGGTCTCTTCATCGAAGAATTCTTCGCCTTTGACAACGATTGTAAGCATCCTTCAATCTCCCTGTCTCATGGATCACGTCCTGGTGAACGACCAATCGGTGTCGGCCTGCGGCGGGAAGCTGTAAGCTCCACTCGACGGAACCGACGAGATCATCAGCGATTGACCGGACGTTGGAATCGTGATTGTCGCACCGCCGGCGACGTTTGCGCCAGTGTCGTTCCGCTTGTACTGAACACCGACGATGGTTGGAATGGTGATGACCCCGGTTGCTGCATCGAAACCCGGTTCGGTTGGTGTGACCGAGGTTTGTGTTCCGGCGAACATGCCGATGACCTCATCCGGAAGTGGGAGCCTTGCGTCTGCGCCACCACTTCCATACAGCGCCGATTCCAACGCTGCGAGGCTTGTGGCATCGACCTTGGTGCTGTCGATCACGAGAAGTGACGTCGGCTTGAGATCGGTGACGGGAACCCCGGTCGTGGTGAACGTCCAGCTGAACGTGATGGCTTCTGGCGTGTCGTTGATCGTGGCGTACGCCTTCTCCGACGGAGCGGCCGTTGCGTTGTAGACGAGGTGCAACTTGTAGCCGAAGTCGTCAGCTTCGAGATCGTTGCCGACCCGAGACCGATACGAAAGGCCGAACGACTTTCTGGATTGCTGACCAACCAGAACGCCGGGTTGCGGCTCTGCCGTTCCATCACACTGACCGAACTCGTCCGGGTAGGTGTAGGCCTCGATTGTGCCACCGAATTCCTCCAGCGACTTCAAGTTGAGGTACTTGATGTTGTCTGCGTACAACGCAGTCGGCTCTGCGCCACTCGGGGACTCGGTGACGGTGGTCAAACCGTTCCAAGCAACACCGCTGTCGTAGGCGCCAGCATTCGGGAGGTAGAGGACCCCGTGATCGACGCCAGTCTCATAGAGATGTTCGCCGATTTGGTCCCAGACAAGAGCTGTCATGATACTTCTCCTTAGAAGTAAAGTTTGAACACATCGTGGTTGAGGTTTTCAGCCGTATAGAATCGATCAAAGATGCACATTGGCAACTCTGCGATCTTGTCCGGAATATCACTGTCAGGGTTTCGATCGATGACGATTACCTGATAGCGTTTTCCGTATTTGTACGGCTTGTTCCCAGAAAAGAAGGTCAATGCAAAGTCTCTTCTGTAGACAATGCAAGGATACTCCATCTTTATCGTGGGAGGCGGTTGAAAGTAGACATTGTCAGACTCGAGAAGCCCTACTAAGAGGGCTTGAAGATCAGCTCGGCGTTGGGCCATTGTAAACGCTCCCCAAACTCAGGATAAGACGAGGCCTTTGGACTTCCACACTGGAAACCGTCCAAAGAACCCCTTCCCATCGAATATACCTGATAGAAAAGAAGTGTTTCTCGGCGTATTCGTCGACAACGACGGAGATTGAGTTCGACACGGAAATATCGTCATTCAAACTCTCGCCACTTGCCAGTTTTCGAGTGTTTCTTATGACATCTCCGAAGTACGAAACTTCAGTAATGCTGTCGACGAATACGCCAGACCCAGGAGGCTCTTCTACGGATTCACCGTACCCGATTTCACCATAGAACCTAGCCATTGTTACTCCCAGGTTGAGCTACGGAACTACCGGAGCGTCGGGCAACGAACCGTGGACCGGCGGATCACTCTGCCGCTCGTTCGGCGGCTCCGGGACGATCACGTGGATCGTGCCTGCCGGTGGGGCAACGTATGTGCCCTGTGTGACGACGATTGCCGACTTCAGCTTCGTCAAAGCACCAGAGCATCGGGTCTCGAGCAGGTACTTGTACTGGTTGAAGTCAATGTCGAAGTCGTCGAACATGCTGACCTGGCCACCCTTGTCTGCACCGAAGGTGTAGTCGGCCGGATTGACGAGAACCGCCAACGGGCTGCCGGCTGCCGGATCGAAGATGTCGACGGGAACGAGAGCCGCAACACGAAGTTCGGATTGGAGCTGGTCCAACGAGCTGTAGATGCGACGACCGAGTGTGTCCTTCAGCAACATGGCCGAAGAGAGAAGAGCCTCACTCGTGAACAGGGTCGGGTTTCCTGTGCCACGGTACTGAGACCGCCACGAGATGATCGCATCGACAAATGCGTTGATGCCACCAGCGGCGAAGTCGCACTTGACCTGGAGAGCGAACATCTGATCGTCCTTCGAGATCGGACGAATGCGATCTTCGAGGATCTTGTCCGGATCGGAAACTGCACGACCATCGCTGATCAACGCCGCACGAGCGATTTCCTCGTCGAGCATGATCCGCATCTCGCCCCGCATCCAAGCGACGACGTCGAAGTCGGTGATGTCGATGATGTCATCTCGATCGAGCTTCTGCTTCTTGTAGACGGTCTGCGGTGATGTCTCTCGGCGGGCCATGCCGTAGAACTCTTCCTGCTTCTCGGTGCCCGTGATGTAGCCCTTCGCACGAGCATCGTCATAGGTGAGGTCTGCCCAATGCGTCTTGACTCGAGCAAACGGGGTCTTTCGAGCGCCGTTCATGAAGACGTTCACCCACTCTGTGCGCCGGCTGTAGAACTCCGGAGCGGCCGTGAGGGCGGTTGCCTCTGGGAACAGCGTGTCGATCTGGTTGATTCCGTGCGCAAGCGCATAGGCCAGAACGGCCTCTTTGAGCGATCCACCTGCACCCTTTGTGGCGTCGGCGAAGATCCCCTCCATGTCGGAATGCGAGAGAATTGGCGAGTGGACCTCTTTGCCATCCTTCTCGAAAACGTTGCGGGTCATTTGCTGTCCTTCCTTGGATGTGCCGTCGCCGGCGGTTGTGTCGTCGTTGAGGTCGTCCTGCTGCATCGATTCGGCTTGCGCATCCAGTGCTTCGCCAATCATGAAGTGCAAGACTTCTTTTTGTTGATCTGTCATGGAGTCATAGACATCCTTGACTGTTGGGTCTGAACCAGCCGCTTGCGACATTGACCCTCCATCTTCGTGCACGAGTTCATCGAAAGGAAGACCCGTGTAGATAATGGCTTCGTCTTCGGCAACCTCGTCACCATCGTCGTGTCGAATCGTGACACTTTCGATGACCGCACCTGGATTCGCTCCCGAAAGAACGAGACTGACCTCACGAATTGCTCCGTGAAGAACCATTCCCGCTCGTTCGATGAGTTGATTTGCCCAGATGGACATCATGGTGATGTCTTTGTGGTCGACCGCTTCCTTCATGTGTTGGGCCTTCGCCGTCTTGTTGAAGAACCCTTCACCCCACATCCCATCTTCACGATGCGAGAGGATGACATGACCAAGAACGTTCTCTGCGTCGGAGTGACCGTGCTGCCAAACCAGAGGAACTTTCTTTTGGTCTTGATGTTTGAACGCATCTGGCGTGATCGTTCGACCATCGGTGCACTTGAGTCCCGCCTTTGTGGCGTAACCGCTGAAGTCTGCTTTCATTTTGACATGTCCTTCCCAGGGTTAAGACCCAGTTTGCTTTTGCAATTGCTTCTGCGGTCCTGACTGCAATTGCAACGGTGGTTTTGGTTGCTGTAGCTCTGGCGTTGCTTGCGGCATGTTGCTGTTGGTGAGTTCGTCAGCCTTTGGATCCTTTGATGGGCGGATCCCCATGAAACTTCTGATTTCATTCGAGGTCAAGATCTCATTACGAGTGAACTTGTCCGCAATTTCAGCAAGTTCAGCCACAGGTACCAGCTTGAACGGATCACGGAAGAACCGAATTCGTTCTCTGTTGTTCGTTCCAATAACTCCAAGGAACGATCTTTGCATTGCCTCAACAATTGAGACGAGAAGCGGTTCGATACTTCGATTGATGTAATTGAGCATCGTCTTCTCATCGGCCGTCCCATTC